TTCGCTTTCGTATCATCTTCCGATATGGCTGCTCTTAGAAAAGCTCTTGGAACATCACTCCAGTATGTTGAAGCTTTCGCTCGTCAGGGATATGTAGGCACCGTTGGTGGTGTAAACGTTTATATCAAGAAAGATGCAGTCTCAGGAACAGTTATCGTAGGAACAAGAGATGCTGTTACACTCTTTAACAAGAAGGGAACAGAAGTAGAGCAGGAGAGAGATGCAAACGTAAGACAGAATACTATATATGCTAGAAAGTATTACATTGCAGCTCTTACAGACGAGACAAAAGCTGTTAAGATCCTCAAAGGTACAGCAGCAGCTTCCACAGATACAAGTGTTTCCTCTAGCAAGACCTATTACGAGAAGAGTGGAGCTGGATATGTTGCAGTAACACCTGAAGCTGGTGACAATCCACAGTCTAAGGGTTGGTACGAAATAACAGCAGCTTAAAGCATATTTTAAGGAGAGGCAGATATGACACAAGAGGAAAAAATTACAATGACCACAGTACTCGTAGGTGATCCTTCCGTAACGGAAGAGATGATATCTGCCTATTTGACTATAGCTGGGCAAGTCATATTGACGAGAGCATATCCTTATGACGATTCAGTCGAGGAGGTGCCAGTCAAGTATCATTCACTACAATGCCAAATTGCTACATATATGATCAATAAGAGAGGTGCTGAAGGGGAGTTGACCCACTCCGAAAATGCTATCACCAGGCAATATGCGAGTGCATCAATTCCACCAGTAATGCTGAGTGAGATAACTCCCTTCTGTGGCACTCTCAAGTTGACTAATGAAACAGAGGTAAGTGAAGGATGAGATGTATGGATTCAAACAAGTCAACGATCTACTATGCATTGTATAACGGCATAGCTAAGATCTATGACACAGAGGGGAACTTCACTGGAGAGAGAAGACCTTCCTATGGAGACCCTACTGAGATACGAGTGAATGTCGGACACAACAGAGGCAAGGCTGAAGCTATGACATTTGGGATCCATCTTGATTATGACAAGACTATAGTCCTCGACAACCAAAGCGATCCTGGGTTCAAAGAAGACTCTGTTTTTTGGATAGAGACTGAACCTACAGAAGACTATAACTTCGTAGTCGTAAAGATCGCAAAGAACCTACACCATACAACCATTGCCCTTAGGAGGGTGAATGGCTAACAAAGTCATTGAAGTTGACCCCTTCAATGTGGGAGAAGCCATCAGGCAGCTTGAAGATTTTAAAAAAGACTTTGAGCGAAAGACATATAAGTTTCTCAATGAAGTGGTTTGGCAGATTTATTCGTTATCACAAACCTGGTTTGATACTTCTCTTTCGGAGATGTCACTGAGTGGCGAAACCAGTAACCCTGAGGTGGAAGTAACCATCAACAAAGAGGGTGATACTTCTGTGGTAATAGCAAGGGGTACGGAGGTCTTCTTCGTAGAGTTTGGTACTGGTGTGTACTTTAACTCCTCAGCTGGAAGCTCTCCACATCCTGAAGGGGGTAGACTGGGAATGGTGATAGGTGGTTATGGCAAAGGTCTTGGTAAGAGGAAGGTATGGGGTTATAAGGCTGACGGTGTGAAAGTGAAAACTCACGGTATCCCAGCACAGATGCCAATGTATCGAGCCTTTATGAGAACATACGAAAATATCGATAAGATAGCAAGGAGGATTTATGGCTGACATAGAACCTGATGTAATTACAGCAATAGACAATGCCGTTACAAACGAATTCCCTGAGGCAACAGTCGGAGGGGAATACATATGGCAACTGGAAAGCCTTCCTTACGTATATGTTCTCGAAACCGAGAATGAGGACTATAGGCAACTGATGGATCAGGATGGAAGCAAGTACTCAGCTGTAACATATGACATCCGAATCTATTCAAACAAGGCTTACGGCAAAAAGAGTGAATGCAAGGCTATAGCAAATGTGGTCAATGATGTTATGCATCGCTTAGGATTTACAAGGTATATGCAACTTCCGATTGCATATGAAGAAGATGCTAGTATATATCAGCTATTGCTCAGGTTTATGGGGATAGTTGATGAAAACAAAACTATATATAGGAGACGATAATTATGGCAATAAGCACATATAAAGTTTATTTGATGATGAAGAGTGAGTCAACATACTCAAAGCTCATCGACATTAAGGATTTCCCTGATCTTGGTGGAGAACCTGAACTTCTTGAGACAACAACTCTTTCCGATCCAATGGAAACACACATCTTCGGAATACAGAGCCTGGATGCTCTCCAGTTCACAGCTAACTACACAAAGGCAGATTACACAACACTTAAGGCTCTTGAAGGAACCGAACACGACTTCGCAGTATGGTTCGGAGCTACCACAAGTGGATCAACAGTTACACCAGATGGTAGTGACGGAAAGTTCGAGTTCAAGGGACAGCTCTCAGTTTATCCAGTAGGTGGTGGAGTTAACGAAGTAGTAGATATGCAGATCTCTATCGCAACTTCTACACCTATTACAATGGCTAGTTAATAATATTTAAAACAACAGAAAGGTTGGTCTATAAGAATGGCAAAAACAATTACTTTTAATTACAAAGGAACAGAGTACACCCTGGAGTTTACCAGGAGGACAGTTGAACAGATGGAGAGGGGTGGCTTCAACATCAGCGAACTGGGAGATAAACCGATGACGGTTCTTCCTCAGCTCTTTGCTGGTTCCTTCCTCGCACATCATAAGTATATGAAGAGGGAGACAATAGAAGACATCTATGCTCATATGACAAATCGTAATGAACTGATCGGCAAACTTGCAGAAATGTACAATGAGCCTATGTCAGCTCTTATAGACGAGCCTGAGGAAGACGATTTAAATATGGACTGGACAGCGAATTGGTAAGTGATTCGTTGTCCGATGAAGGTCAAGCTGAGGGGCAAAAACCCCCTCAGCTCACTTACAGCGACAGATTCCATAAAGTTTTTCCATATTACTTAGCCATCGGAATGTCCGAAGAGCAATTTTGGGATGGGGATGCAGAACTGTGCAAGTACTATCGTGAGGCTGATGATATCAGGACTGAGAGAAATAATCAGGATCTATGGCTCCAGGGTATGTACATATACGAGGCAATATGTTCAGCATCCCCTATCTTTAATCCTTTGGCGAAACGAGGCACAAAACCTCATCCTTACTCGAAGGAACCCTACCCAGTTTCGAGAAGACAAAGACGAGAAGCAAGGGAGAGGGAACAGAAGAGGAAGTTCAACAAGGGGAAGAGATATATGGAGATGTTTATGGCATCTCAAAAAGCAAAGAAAGGAGATTAAACAATGCCAGGAGATGGTGTTACACTACAGACTCTATCGCTTAAAATTGAAGCAGAGTCTAGCAATGCGAGTAAAGGCATTGAAAGTTTAATATCCACACTAAAGAAACTCGAAAAGGTGCGAGGGGATAACCTGGTCACCTTTGCAAATCACATTAAGAGTTTATCGGACTCAATGAAGAGTATGTCGATGAACTCTGTTTCTATGCTCAATGGTCTTGCAAACTCACTTGCTAAAATTAAGAGTGTTGGAGAAGTTAAGATTTCATCGAGCATAGGTAATCAAATAGGGGTCATTAAGGAAGCAATAAGAGACCTGAATGCTTCACAGATGGCAAGTGTAGGGGATGCTTTTGAGCATTTTCGTGCTGTTGGAGACATTAAGATAAATGCCTCCCTGGGAACTAATCTTGAAAAGCTGAAAACAGCTCTCCAGGGGTGGGATGTTGATACTGAGTCTATCAACAAGGTAATAGAATCGTTGATGCCTCTCACAAATATTGGAAAAAATAGTCTTGCATCCTTTGTAACTAATGTTGGAAAGATCCCATCAAAACTCAAAGAACTCAACGAGATAGACCTTTCAAAGGCAACTGAGAACCTGGAAAAGATCCTTGGAACCCTGGCAAAATACCAGCTCACAGAGATGGCAAGTGGGTTATCATCAATTGCTAATTCCTTGAAGCAACTTGGTGCAAGTAGTGGTAGCCTGAATGCTTTGACACAGAATAAGGGTGCCAATGGTGGAGGTAAATCAGGTGGACTCATATCCTCCTTTACAGATCTGTATACGGCTGGAAAGGTTGGTTTTGGTATGCTTAGGAGCTTGGGTAACTTCATTGCATCCACTACCAAAGCAACATCCGATTACGTAGAAGATCTTAACCTTTTTACTGTATCTCTTGGAGAATTTTCAAGTGAAGCTCAGGAATATGGCGAAAAAGTTGCCAATGTCGTAGGTATAAACCCAGGTGAGTGGCTCAAGTATCAAGGTACATTTATGTCACTTGCTACTGGCTTTGGTATAGCTGGAGATAAGGCTGCGATAATGTCTCAGCAGCTGACTCAGTTAGGATATGACCTTGCTTCATTCTATAACCTCAATACAGAGGAAGCAATGAGAAAACTACAGAGTGGTATCTCAGGAGAACTGGAACCTCTTAGAAGGTTGGGTGTTGACTTGTCTGTGGCTAGATTAAAAGAGGATGCTCATAGACTTGGAATTGAAGAGAAAGTTCAGTCAATGACCCAGGCTGAGAAATCAATGCTTCGTTACAATGCAATAATGGAGCAGACTTCACTGGCTCAAACAGATATGGCAAGGACACTGAATGCTCCATCCAACCAGTTGAGGATCCTCAAGGCTCAGGTTACCCAGACAGCTCAGGCAATAGGTTCTATATTCATTCCAGTACTTAATAGCATACTTCCAATCGCAATAGCTGTCGTAAAAGCTGTACGTATGGTGGCAGAAGCAATTGCATCCTTGTTTGGATATACTTTGCCTGAGATTGACTATAGTGGTATTGGTAACTCGATGGATAACTTTGGCGACTCTGTGGAAAATGCGGCCAGTGGACTGGGAAGTGCTTCTAAGAATGCTAAAAAATTGAGAGATTATGTACTCGGCATTGACGAACTCAACATCATCCGTCCTGATGAAGGTACATCAGGTGGTGGAGGAGGTGGAGGAGGTTCAGGTAGTGGAGGTTTAGGTGGATTATTCGATCTCGATCTTCAGCAATATGACTTCCTGAATGGACTTATAGACACCTCCGTGAACAAGATCCAGGAAAAGATTAAGCCATTGGTCGATTGGATAATTGAAAACCTGGAAGCAGTTTTGTCGATGGCTAAAAACATCGCACTGGTCTTCCTGGGATGGAAGTTCAGCAAAACCTTTGCTGATGGATTGAACACGATTGGCAATTTCTTCGGTTTGGGTGATGGGCAAGGACTTAAACTCACCCAGGGATTGATTTTAAGTATTTCAGGCATATCAATGGTAATGGATTCAGGATTTAGCATTGGATATGATCTTGGAAACGGCAACTCACCTTCTTCAGGTGATGTTATTGAAAGCATTCTTGGACTGGCTCTTGGTTCAGCTGGGGGATGGAAGATCGCTAAGGCTGTGGGTGGTACTGGTCTAACTGGATTGATCATAGGTTTAACTGTTACGGCTACTATTCTTGGAATGTCAATTGTAGCTGGTGATTTCCAGGCTAAAGTCGATAAGGCAATTGCCGAAAGATTTGGCGATTTACACCTGGAAGAGTGGCAGATAGACGAGGTTGTAAAATTCAAGCTCAAGGAAATTGAACTTGAACCATTATCAATAGCAATAGGCGAATTCAATGAGTCCAGTGAATTGTATTCCGATCTTAACACCACGATGGAGAACATCAATAAGTATGGATGGAAAGTAAGAGTAGGGATAGGACTTACCCCTGATGAGACCGAGGAATATAAGACAGCTCTTGGTCAGTTCGTATCCCAGGCACAGAGTTATGTCGAGCAGCAGAATTATGCTGTCCTTATTGGAATCAAGGCATCTTTCGGAGACAGTGAAGAAGGCAATTCAATATATGAAGCATTTTCTTCAAGTGGTATAGACATTAACAACGAACTCACAAACCTAGGACTTCAGCTCAATGATATTGTTAATACTGCATTCAGTGATGGAATACTTGATATCGATGAGCAGAAAGCCATTTCGGATCTTACATCACAGATAGCTCATATCACAGCTGTTATAAACGGAGCTGAAACAAAAGCTGAATTTGGCACTATCAATATGAAGTATGCCGTTGGCGATATGGATTATGAGACCTATGAGACTTATAAGACAAAAATGCAAGAAGGTCTCGATAATGCCAAAGAGAGAATTTATGAGGTAGAAGAAAAAACTCTACAAGGTATGTATGCTCAAAGAGATCTCAACCCAGTTGGTTCCGAGGAATGGAATACGTTGAACGATGAAATCAACAAATACATCCAAAGTAATCCAATCAAGTTGAAAATTGAAGAGATACAAATGGAATACAATCAAGACATATGGGAACATCTTAAAGGTGCTTGGTCAACGGAATTACAAAAGGGATCTAACATCCTAGCAGAAGTGGGGTTTCCACCACCTGATAACCCTGATGTCAATGTCAATGCTTTCGTCGACTGGCTGAACTTCACGGTAGCTCCAGCTGTAACTGGTGCCATAGATTCAAGCAATCTTTCATCGGAGGAAAAAGTTGCTCTCAAGAGACAGATAGAGGATGCTACACCTCGTGAAAATGACCTTACTACAGAACTTCAGGGATACATCGAAACTGGTAAATTAATACCTAAGAATGTCAGCGAAGGTCTCCACGATATCAAGATGCTCAAAGCTCTTGCTGGTGATACAACTGCGATCAACTACTTGATCGGTGAAAAACTCACTACAGATAAATCCTTTAAGGATATGCTTAAGACCGTTAAGGGAGCTGGTGCTAATGTACCTGACGAGGTTGCTGCTGGTATCAAGTCACATTATCAGCTCATCAAAGATAACTCCACTGGAATGGTTCACGTTTTCGTCGATGGTGTCGAGGAAGGTGTTTACACAGATACATCAATCATCGTACAGAACTTCAAGGATATGGGTATCGACTCAGTTGATGCCTATAATGAAGGTCTAGACACATTTAATCCTGACCCAGCCGTGAAGACAATGACTGATGACGTTACCGATAAAGTCAAAGGGAAAAAGGCTCTTTTCGAACTGGTAGCTCAGGGTCTTGCAAGTGGGTATTCAACAGAGCTTGGAAACATCGATAAGGATAATATTGCTAAGAGAATGGCTGACATACCTATTGGAGAGACCAAGACCAAACTTGGATGGAATGGTAAGTCATCAAGCAATCTTGACAGAATTGCTGAAGGATCTGCTCAGGGATACTCGACAAAGTTGTCAAACGTTGATGGTGACAACATTGCTAAGAAATATGTTGCATTCTACGACAAGGTAGACAAGGAAAAACTTCCTGACAAGATCAAGACCTTAGCATCAAACATCAGCGACCAGTTCAAGATAAATCCGAGTGGCACTACAAATGTTGATACTTGGATATCAGGGATGAAGACGAGTCTTGGCAGTGCTGACTTTGGTGGAAAAGCATACAAGAGTTTTAAAGATTATTTTACCTGGGCAAATGGTGAGAGCCTTGGAAAAACACTTGGAAGTGGCTTGAAATCAGGTATTGATAAGAAAATAGGCAATATAACTTTCGATGTAACAACTAGCAACGGCAAGGTAAGAGTAGTAAGTGCATATGCTAGTGGTGGTTTCATAGACCAGGGTGAGATGTTCATTGCTCGTGAATCAGGAGCAGAAATGGTTGGTAGAATCGGCTCCAGGACAGCCGTTGCAAACAACGACCAAATCGTCAAAGGTATCGAAGGTGGTGTAAGCAATGCTAATGCAAGAGTCGTAGATGCTATCAATACTCTAATCCAGGTTGTAGCAGACAAGAACCTTAACGTAAGCATCAGCGATACATCAATAGGTCTTGCAAATGACAGATATGCTTCTTCCAGGGGCGAATATATTGACTCAAGTGCATTTGCAAATAGTTACTGAGAGGTGATCTAAATGGCTTTTATAACAATTAATGGACATCAGTACCCAGCACCAGCCAGGGGAATGAACTTCATCGATTCGACAGTTGTCAATTCAGGTCGTAACGTTGATGGGTCAATTGTTGCACAGAAAGTCGGAAGAAGACTCCAAAAAATGGATAACCTGGTTTGGCTCACGATGGATCCTGAGACCTTAGCTAGGTTGACCCAGGAGTTTGAGAACTTCTTTGTGACAGTTACCTATCCTGATTTTGTACACAATCAAATGACAACAAGAACAATGTATCCAGGTGATATTTCAGCAGAGCCGTATTCCCTGGATGAGAACGGACTTCCGACATTGTACATCAATGTCAAAGTGAACTTGATCGATTGTGGGTGGTAAAATATGAAACAATCTTCAAACGATTTTAAAACAGCACTGGCAGAGAGGCTAAGACCCTCTGCCTATGCTCAGGTAACATTCGATACCGATTGTGACTCATCGTTTGTAGGGGATAGCCTCGTACTTAGATACGAAGAGGATGAGACAATCTCCTCAGTAGAATTACTGGGGAGTGTCTATCATCCTTCTGCTGAAAATGTTCTATCCCTGACTTTTGATGAAAATGTACCAATTCGATTTGCAATAACAAAAGACAACGACACCTATACTCTCAGTTCCTCAGTTACGATGAGGTCGGTTAGTGTAAACATAGGTGCAGTAATATCCAGGTGTTGGCTGAGTGCCGTTGCTGATGGAGTGCTTAAGATATGGGTCAATGAACTGGCATCCCTTAGTGAGAGCGATGATACGGATCCTCTTTCAAGGAGACTTCCGAAGAGGGATTGCTCTTTCACAATGTATGACCTTTATGATAGATACCTCCCTCTCAGTGATGATGGTCTTTATAACTACCTCAACACTAATATGTCTTTTAAGGTATATCAGGGTCTTGAGTTAACAGATGAGTCAATAGAAGGAGAGATCCTGACACAGATGGAGTGGCTTCCAGCTGACAGATATTATCTCAATTCAAAGCCTTCTACAAACGGCTTCAAAGTAAGCTTTACTGGTATCGGACTCTTCCAAACAATGAACTCCGAGGAGACCTTTATAAAGAGTGAAGTGCTTATGAGTACTCCAATGGGTACCCAGGTGAATGCCGTCATAAGCGATATGGGGTATGTATCAAGCATACCTGATCTCTACAATGACTATACTCTTGATACTGCGATACCAGTGGATACACATTTGAATCTTCTACAGAACTTTGCAAGAATAATGTGTTCAAAGCTCTCGGCTGATGAATCAAATGTCATAACACTGACCCCAGTATCAAATATGCTTAGTGGCGAAGTGGTGGCTAGGATCGGATACGATGAAATTATGCAGAATGGTTACGTAGGATCCAAAAGTGAAAAACTCAAGACCTTAACCATCAATCGATATCCTTGTGTCAATGGTGTCCAGGGGGGACTGACATTTTCGGTAACTTATACTATAAATACACAAAGTGCATATGTAGATTTTGGTTATTCGCTTTCGGATGTAAACATAGTAGCATATAATGATAATAACGAATCAGTTGAAATATCTACTACTATATATAAGAGAGGTGCTGACATCAGCACAGACTATGTGGGTACATATAGAGTGCAGATTACTGGTATCCTTGATCTTATCGGAGAAACAACTGATGTCTATACATTCAATAGCGATGGACAAGATAATAAGATATCTTGTTGGCTAGTCAACAATGAATCAGTCTCTCAGTATCTAGCAGATACTACAAAGACATATTTTTCATATAGGACTAACTATGACCTCACCTATAGAGGTAGACCTGACCTCGAAGTGGGTGACATCATAGAAGTTCCGTATCCTTATAATCCGTACCAGGAAACTAGAACCTATGCAAGAGCTATGATCCTCACTACATCTCTCAGCTTTAGTGCTGGGTGGTCAGGAAGGCTGAAAGTTAAGATACTCGAAGCTGAACCAGGGGACAATATAACAACGACCTTGGGGACTACGAATGGGTACATCCGTAATAAAAACACGGCAAGTCTTGACTTTAATGACAAGGACTCAATTGCTTCTGCACTGGTAGACAACGAGAGAATAGAAGCTCTCCAGGGTCTCATCAATGCTGAAACACAAAGAGCTGAAGATTCGGAAGATAGCCTTGACGAGAGATTAAGTGACCTGAATACGACTGTCAATAGCAATAGCCAGTCAATACTCAACGTGCAAAGCTCATTGGATTCTATGACACTTACCTTCGTAAAAACCGAAGACCTGAGTTCCAGTGTGACAGATGCAATTGAAAAGAGTCAGGTAGCAACGAATGTAGGAGAGATTTACAAATATATAAAGTTTGTAGACGGAAGCATTATCCTGGCAGCAGAAGGTGAAAACACCTATAAGCTCAAGCTGATGAACAATGTGCTGTTCTTCTACCAGGGTAACGATGCAGTTACGGACTATGAGACTCAGGCAATAGCATACTTCAGTACGGATGGTCTCGTTGTCAAGAACCTTACGGCAACAAACACCTTAGCGATAGGCAATTTCTACTGGAAGCCTGAGGATAACGGCTCGTTATCGCTAGTATATAAGAAATAAGGGGGATAACTTATGGCAAGAACATCGCCAGTTAATACTGGCTATACCATCATAAATGGTACTACATCAGGATCAAATGGTACTAAAGTTGATACTTGGATTGAGTATAAAGTGACTGGACAGAGTGTTGCTAATAATACTTCTACTATAAGAGTTATCCTCTATTCAGCTGCCACAAAATCATCAAGCACAAGCTGGGAATCGGCTGAGAACTTTGGATATGTTGGCTACGATAATGGGAATAAGCAATATCTCAAAACCACATATGACTTCTCAAACTATCAAGTCAACAAATTTGGTGACCACACGTACACCATAGCTCACAATTCGGATGGCACAAAGACTATTACTCTTCAGGGATCCTGGAGTACATCTCACTCAAGCTACATAAGTGGTGGTGTTGTTCCAGCAAGTGGGGTATCCAGTTCCGTTACCCTTCCACAGATAGCAAGAGCATCTTCTGTGAGCAACTTTACTGGCACCCTGGGGGCAGCTGGAACCATAACCATAACAAGAGCTTCTTCAAGCTTTACACATACACTTCAGTATTCTTTTGATAACTCAAACTGGACTGATATTGCGACTGGGGTAGGAACATCTTATTCCTGGACTCCGAATGTTAGTTTGATTTCCAATTTCAGCAATCAAAAGACAAAGACTGGTTACATTAGATGTATTACCTATAGTGGTGGTACTAATGTAGGCTCAAAGACGAGTACTATGACACTAAGTGTACCATCGACTACACTCGGTTCAGTATCTGCTACCATTGGAAAGAGTGTTACACTTACGGCTACTAACCCTTGTGCGAGTGGACTCACATATCAGTTCGCATATAGCAATGGCTCAACCTGGACAAACATCGGCTCAGCACAAACTGGTAAGACCATATCCTGGTCAATACCTACATCGCTGATCGCCAACATTTCCAATGCCAAGAGCAAGGGATTTTCGATTCGAGTAATCACAAAGATAGGCTCTGTTGAAGTCAATACGGCAACTGCAACGGCAACACTTACCATCCCAGCTAACACTTCGCAAAACATAACTGGAACCATTGGTAGTGCAGTATCTATACCAATCACTAAAGCTCATAGTAATCTCACAACTACCATAGCATATAGTTTTGGTTCAAGTAGTGCAACCATAGTTACAACGACTACATCTACAAGTTATTCGTGGACTCCAAATACAAGCTTATTAACACAGATACCTAATAGCATAAGTGGTACTGGATCAATTACTATCACTACATATAACGGATCTGCTTCTTGTGGGTCTAACACCTATACTTTAACCTTGTCGGCTGCTTCGTCTGTAGTTCCTACATCATCCTTGAGTTTGGCTATGGTCAATAATAATTCCACAGTAGCTGGGTGGGGCATATATCTGCAAGGTTATTCACAAGTAAGAGCTACTTTGAGTGGTAATGGTGTTAGTGGCTCAACCATCAAGAATATGTCAGTTACTGGTAGTGGTCTGTCTGCATCAAGCACACCATCGACATCAAGTGCCACATTGACACAGACTTCAAGTGTGTTACAGACAAGTGGTACTTTGACCTACACTGGTGCCGTAACTGATAGCAGAAATAGAAATGCCACCACAAAAACACAGAGCGTAAATGTAGTCCCATATACCCCACCTAATGTGACTGGTATTTCTCTTGCAAGGAGTAATGCACAAGGGAACATAGACTCTACTGGCACATATCTTAAAGTGGCATTTACCCTGACATACTCTACGGCTGGAAATCACAATACTGCATCCGTATCATTGAGATACAAGGCAACATCCGACACGAGTTGGACGGATTATGGTGTAGTAGCCAACGGAGACAATTTAAATCTCAATCTCGATGTTGCAGAGAACTTTGAAGCTCAGCTTATTGTTAGCGATAGTCTTAATACAAACGAAAGTGCTACTATAACAATTCCTTCAGCTGAGAGAGTACTCAATGTCAATATGAGTGGATCAGGTCTTGCTATTGGTGGATTCAGTGAAGATCCAGGTGAACTTGAAATATATTATCCAACAGACTTTAAGGGCGATGTGTTACCTACAATTAATGGGGACAACTTCGTAAAAGCAGATTATGGTTACAACCTTTATGGAGCAACGAAGCTTCCTTCAACTTGTGACTTAAACGACATCCTTACAGCTGGAATTTATTACACAAACACTGGTGATGGTTTTACCATAAGCAATTTACCACCATTGTCTGTATCATTGGGTGCATTTAACTTAAAAGTGGAAAGATGTATGAATCCTATGTCACCATCAATTGATAACAATTGGAGAGGTGTCATACAGACATTCTACCACTATGATGGAACTATCTATAACAGATTTATGTGGAGAGGTTCAAGTGAAACAAGTTGGAATCGTGGAACTTGGAAAGTTCTAAATGAACAAAGAGGTGCTTTTAATACTTCATCTGCCTACATAACAGATGCCAACAATATGATAATAAGTGGTTCTTACTGGGTTGCAGGGGCATATGTATCTAATTTACCTGTTGGTAGTGGATGGTATGGTGTGTTAAGTACAGAAAATCCTGCAACAAATCTTTATAAACAGACATTTACTGCATACAACAATGGAAGGACTTGGGTAAGACAATACACAAATGGCAGATGGTATGAATGGTTTGAGATTTGTGTAAATGTACAAGGTACATTAGCAAATACACTTGCAATCAACAATGCAAATCCTTCTCATACACAAAGTGTGACTTTTAGTTATATTAGACAAGGCTTTACTGCAACAGTGTATGCATCATTCACTTTCGATAATTTCACATCTTCCAACACATCATCTGCAGGTACATATTTCTTCAATGGCAGAAGTTTTGAGGCAGGACTTTTTGGGGAAAACGATGGAACTATCACTGCATATGGCAACTGTGTAATTGGGTGGGGCAATAGTTACACCATATCAAGGAAAGCAAACGAATCTATATTTATTGAAGGGCTAACGAATGCAAGTGCAAAGGGTCAAACTGCAATTGTGCAGATACATTTAGCATACATTAAGCCATAAAGGAGGAGCATCTATGATAAAAAGCAAAAAAGTAACACAGCATTTTAGTGACCTTTTCACAAGTAAGGCAATTTATGTTTGGGGTTTCAACTGTGAAATCATTAATGGGGAGAACATTAAAAAGGCAATTAAAGTTCACAAGGGAGACAAAAAATATACTGAGGAATATTATCTTGCAAAGCTCAAGGAAGGGGAAGGACATTTTGGTGCTGATTGTAGTGGTTCGTTCTATCCAGTTTCAAGATACGATACCACGGCAAGGGGATACTACAATAACTGCATTTCTAAAGGCAAAATCGAAGACATTCCTTCCGATAAACCTTGTATGGTCTTCATTCGTGAGAACCTTAAAATCGTACACATTGGTTGGTATGACGGAAAAGGCAGAGTTTACGAGATGAAGAATAGTAAGCAGAATTGTAGACACGACTTACTGAGTGCCAGGAAATGGACATATTATGGGATACCTGAATTCGTTGATTATAGTGATATGGAAGAGGAGGGTAAGAATATGATAGAACTGGATACCTTGAGGAAAGGCTCCAAAGGGGAGCAAGTTAAGACTTTACAGAGATTGCTCAAAGCTTTTGGCTATGCTTTAGGAAGTGTGGATGGAGACTTTGGAACAAAAACTGAAAAAGCACTCGTAAAGTTCCAAAAGAAAGAAGGCTTGATTCAGGATGGGATCTGTGGAAAGCAGACTTGGGAGAGAATATTAAAGTGATGAAGACTCCCCTTCGCTTAATCTCATTTGATGCGTACCATAGGGGAGCCGTTTTTATAGGAGGTAGTTATGACACAGATAATCAGTTTTTCAATCATTGTTTGGATCCTGATCGACAGAGTGAAGAAGTTATGGGAGCCATTGAAAATTAAATCACTAATCACATCACTGGTAGCACTGGGATGTGGTTTGGCAATTGCCCTGGTGTATCAGCTTGATTTGGTTGTTGCTCTTGAACTCGCTGAGACTCCTTCAATCATTGGGTATATTATGACAGCTGTTGCAATTATGGGTGGGTCTTCTTGTATTAACGAAATCCTTCACAAGCTGCAGAATCCTTTCGATTTGGAGGAGCATCTAGATGAGTGAGCTTACAATCGGACAGATATCAATCGCAATTTCGCTGATCGTAGGTCTCATCTCAGGTGCTACTTACATTAGTCAAAGCACTAAAAAATGGATAAGATCAGCGATGGATGAACAGATGGATGGAATTGAAGGGAAGATTAACACCATCAATACGAGACTCGACCAGGTAGACCTGGAATCCACGAAAAATTACTTAGTGACTTTCCTGAGCAACCGAGAAAAAGGTCTCGCCACAGACGAGATCGAAAAGGAACGATTTTGGGAACAGTATCAACACTATGAAAAACTTGGTGGGAATTCCTATATAAAAAGGAAGGTAGAAGAGCTTAAATCTCTTGGACTAATTTAAAGGGAATTAGAGGTGTGTTTTTGTTTTCTTACAAAAGTCATCGCATAATCTTCGTTATTGAAAATATCCTCTATTAGCACCACATACCAAACACATCTCTTTCCAGGGGGGAGCCGAAAGGCTCCTCTTTTTTTGAAAAAATTTTCGGAAAGGTGTTGACATATGGTATACCATATGGTACACTATATATGTAAGAAGGATTATTTCGATGGAGGACGAAAAATGAAAATCTATTATGGGTACAACATTAATGAGAACAAGACAATATATGCAACAGTAACTGGTGAAATGTGTGATGGATCACTTGTCTATACAGAGTGTGAAACCACAGAAGACGGAGTAGTTCTGTTTGAAAATGAGATGCCTAAACTTCTGCTAGACAAACAATACAAAAGGCATTTGAAAAAAGGATTCCAAACATTTGAGAGGATATAAGGAGGGAAGAAAGATGACAAAATTACACACAGCAAAGATAAGGATGCTTGGGAGCAAGATCACAGTAACAAGAGTCTTATACACAGACGGTAACAAGTACTACATCAAATGGTATGGTCAGTACATAGAGGTTGAAATGACTGACTGGTCAAAAGGTCATACAGTAGAAAATTTCTAAGGAGGGAGAACAATATGTGGACTGGTAAGTGGGAGTTAGTAGTTGTAACAGTTGATGGAGTTGAGACATATGAATACTCCACTCTTGAAGAGACAGAAGAAGCACAGAGAGGGATGGAGATGGTTCTGGGGAATCAACTTCTCTGGGTAGGGATAAGAGAACAGATGGCATAAGGCAGAGTGACTTGGGAGCAATCCCAAGGTAATGCACTAGACCAGGTCACAAGTCCTGGCAAGGAAGGAGACAATATGAGCCTAGAATCAAGATCATCGTATGGGTTTTACGGAGCAGCTGGTGGTTACACTGGTGAAACAAGCTCTAAGACGAAGAGTGGGAAGGGTGGATACCAGTATTATATTTGGACTGTTGATATGCAGTTCCCTACTGGCAGATATACGGTAGAGATCAAAGCAAGGAGCGAAGAGAATGCTATAAAGCAGATTAAGAAGATGCACAAAGTATCCCATTGCCAGGAGATATACTGGGATACATTCGAGAAAGGATGGTGGTGATATGGAGTTCAATGGTATACTATATGATACATTCGACTGTAGTCGAGGAGGGAATCGAATGAGTGAATACTATAATGAAGGGGCAAAGCGAAGACAAGCCAAATGGGACAAGGAGAACATCCAGCGAATCGTAGTGAAGCTGACAAAGAACCTGGATGGAGACATTATCAACTGGCTTGAAACCAAAGAGAGTAAACAAGGTTACATCAAAGAATTGATCCGAAAAGATATGAGAGAGCGATGAAAAAATCGCTCTTTTTATTTGAAAAGGTGTTGACATATGGTATACCATATGGTACACTATATGTGTAAGATAAATAAAACCTATGGAGGCACCACAATGACAATCACAACATTAAAGGACAGAATCGCAAGAGCAGAGGAGAGGATCTCCAAGAAGACCAACACCATTGAAAAGAAGGAAGCTCTCATCATAAAGAAAGAAGCTCAGCTGGACAAGATCACAGACGAGTACGAGAAGAAGTGGAAGACACACGAGATAGAATATCTCAGGGATGACATCAGGAGGCTCCACAAGGAGATCGAGGAAAACACGAAGAAGATCGAGGAGTACAAGCTACAGATGGTCGGAGCGATGGAGAAGGAGAAATCCTTAGAAGAACTCCCTGAGACACTGAAGGAGATGCAGAAACAACTAGTAGTCATATGGGACGAGTTCGATAAGGAGGAGAGACAGAGACTCCAGGACGAGTATGACGAGATCGGCTACAGAGAGTTTATGAAGAAACACACCTACAGTGACTACGAGATGAGATACAAGACCAACGATGAGATTCACAAGAGCAATCTCAGGGAGGCAGAGGCACTGATCCTCAACTTGGTAGAAAGAGTGCATCACATCACTGGAGAGATCACAAGCTGGTCAGGAATCACAGCAACGGCTGGAACAAGAGGATGCCCAGTGCTTAACGGATACGTAGAGGGTAAACAAGGAAGAGCAATAGTCGAAAGCATACTGGCTGGAGGATACAACATACAGAGACTACACGTAAGAGTTCTGGTAAAAGAGATGCACTGAGGAGCTGAAAAGCTCCTCTTTTAGTGTCTAGTTTTTGTCTACTTTTGTCTACAAATCCACTCATTCTATGCATAAATGATTCATTTTATGCATAATTGATTCATCAATCAAATCATCAAAAAATCCCTTTGCAAAGCCGAAATCCGTGAAAATGGCTCTACGAAAGGGATTTGTAATTATTCACTCAATTGAATAAGCTTATTCAAGATTGTTGTGACAAAATGCCTTTGTAGAGCCAAATTTTCGTATGTATGTCTAGTTTTTGTCTACTTTTCGTTAAAATACCCTTCTCTCAGGATACTCTCAACCCTGGATGCATAATCCTTCATAGTGTGCTGGTAGACCTTTTCTAGAGTGGTCACAGAAGAGTGTCCAGTTAGCTCTATAGCATACTTTGATGGTATTCCTAAGGTAATTAACCTGGAGGCATAATAGTGTCTTAGAGAGTGAAATTTGAAGTGCTTAAAGCCATTCTCCTCAAGCAATTCAGTCCACCTAAAATTGAAGGCACTGTATGTCAGCTCAAAGAGAGGGAGCCTCTTCTTTTTGCGATTTTTAACCAGGGTGGAGATTGCTGTGGGGATAGGAACTACCCTATTTGAAGTCTTCGTCTTTGGAGCCTTGACCAGGAAACCCCCATCTGTAGATCTCGACACAGTCTTACTGATGAACACCTTACCCTCCTTGAAGTCATCATATGTGAGAGCAAAGACCTCTCCCTTGCGAAGACCACAATACCCACCTAAAAGGACTGGAAGTTCAAACCTGGTGCCTTTGACTACTTCGAGAAGTCTCTCAAACTCTTCCTGGGAGGGGATATAAGTTTCATCCACAGAAGTCTCTTTCGGATATTTGACTTTTACCGAAATATCATAAGGTTCCAATGCCACATTGATAAGACCAATAGTGTGTCTAATGGTACTCACCTTATATTTGGCTGCCAGGCGATTTACGAGAGCCTGAGCTGACACATTTGACACCTGGGAGAGTAGTGTATTAGCATAGGATCCTATTCTTTTTATGGTGTAAGCTACATTATTAATAGTATTAGGAGCAAGGATATTGGAACTCCGATATTGCATTTGTTCCAGGGCATCAGCAAGAGTGAGAGTCCCATAATTGGAATTCTCTTCTTCAGCTTGTAACTGAAAGCTAGTTACATTCAGTCTCAGTTCTTTGAGAGTATCGCCATAGATCCTCTTTTGAGACTTTTTTCCATCAGGCTTAATGTAGTAGATTCTTTGACAATATCTACCATCTTTAGTCTTAGTGATTTCGCTCATTTTGTCATCTCAAAGATAAACTTTTTGCCTTGCTGAAACTCTTCTTCCGTAAGCAATCCTTTTTCATACATATCACGAAGTTCTATCAGCTCAGCCATAAATCTAGACCTCTTGTCTTCAGGATCCTTGTAAGCCTTTTCGACATATTCGTTGATCTCAGGTGGCTGAGTCGTAACATACTGAGGCTCGTCTGTAGCACCTACGATATATAATGGAGATATATCTAACACGTTTGCGAGTTTGGATATGTGAGAAGTTTTCATATGCTCGATGTGACCTGACTCCCATCTTGAAATGGTTGCCCTGGTAACTCCCACCTTTTGAGCAACTTCCTCCATTGTCAATCCAAGTTCTCTCCTCCTTTGTTTTAAATAGTTCCTATCCATATTACTCTCCTTAAATGGTGATGTACTTATATTATACATAAAATTACTTCAATTTGCCATATCGGAAAGTATATTTATCATTTTTTCAAAAAAATTGCAAAAGGGTGTTGACATTGATGTATACTAGATGTAACATTAGTTACGTAATCGATACGTAATTGTCGCACAAACGACAAGGAAAGGAGGAATATGAACGTTAATCTGCTGAAAAGCAAATACACAGCTCAGGGTTTCAACCAAAAGACCCTGGCAAAAGAGATGGAGATAAGCGAGAGCTGTCTCTCAAAGAAGATGTCCAGTAAACACGGTTTCAGGCTAGGAGACGTCAGTAAACTGATCTCAGTACTAAGTCTCACACCTAACGAAGTAATGGACATTTTTTTCGCCAATTAAGTTACGTAACTAATACATTTTTTGAAAGGAGTCAACAATGAGAATCAGTTTTAAAACAATGCTCTTAATCGCTGGAGCAATCGCAATAGGGTCATTCGCACTGGTAAAGCCAATATGTAGGCTGGTGCTGATGATAACTGGGTACTGAGAAGAAGGAGAAGAAAAAGATGGAAGAAAGACTTAAGAAACTTGAGAAAAGACTGGATGAGGTGAGTGAAGCTCTTGCCACGTTTGAACTGTTTTGGGCATATGAAAAGCTCAAGATAGACAACCCTAGCATAGATCTTCCTGATATGACTGAAACGTATATCGATTATAAGGAAGGTCGTGTCGATGGCGATGAGTTTGCTGACGAACTGCAAAAGGCTGTTGCCAAGACAATTATGCAAGGCATCCTAACTACTTTGGAGAAAGGCTGAAAAGATGCAAGTGAATGACAACCTAAGAGCTGAAATGAGCAGAAGGAAGATATCTCAAAGGCAACTGGCAAAAAAGATAGGGATCTCTCAGCCGACACTCTCTAGATGGCTGGATGGAGACTTAAGCCTTAAGCAGATAGAAATGCTTGGGAAGGTGCTGAAGATAGCTCCCAGGGAGCTACTGAAAGGATGGTGCGAATGATCAGTAATAAGCATATGGGAAATCGCTATGAGAGAACCATAGGAGAGATCCTTGCTGAAAATGGCTTTTGGGTTCACATATTTCAGCAAAATGCTTCAGGGCAACCAACAGACTTGATTGCAGTGAATCATAACGGATCCCACATCATAGACTGCAAGTTCTGTAGTGGACACAGATTCGTACTGGAGAGAGTCGAAGAGAATCAAAAACTCTCGATGGATTACTGGCAAGAGACAACCAAAAGACCAACAGCCTGGTTCTGTGTGGGATTCAACGATGACACATATATGGTTCCCTGGAACCTGGTCAAAGAGAAAATCAGGTTGGGGAGTAAGTCCCTGGGAGAGACCTGGATATCGAGCAATTGTAAGAACTTACTGTGGTGGATGGATACTTGGAAATGACGATAACGATTAAAAACGTACTGGTGATAACTAACTACTCAAAGGAGTTCCTAGCCTGGGTCAAAAAAGAATACACGATTCCTAATCCTGAGTTTGAGAACAAGCTGAGAATGGGGTTGTGGCTTGGAGGGACACCTGAATTCCTGAGACTCTATGAGATCAGGAATGAACAGATAATCCTTCCTTACGGATGCCTAGACCACATCCCAATGAATTACATCCTGGATGCTGACATTGAGATGAAGATTACGGAGGGTGAGGACATAGGGTTCCCTGATAATATGAGCCTTTACGATTATCAGCAAAAAGCCGTAAGTGAAATGCTTAAGAAGGGTCACGGAATCCTTCAGTCGGCAGCTGGGTCAGGAAAGACTTATATGGGGGTCTCGATGATTGAGAAATTGAATAAGAGAGCCTTGTGGCTTACTCACACAAAAGACCTTCTCAATCAGTCAATGAGGACTGCCTCCAAATTCATCGATAAGTCCTATCTCGGAACCATCACAGAAGGCAAAGTCAACATAGGCAAGGGAATCACCTTTGCAACAGTGCAAACAATGTCACGTATGGATCTAAGTGATCTCAAAAGATACTGGGATGTAATAGTGGTCGATGAGGTTCATAGACTGGCTTCATCTCCAACGAAGATGACGATGTTTGGCAAGGTAATCAACTCACTATCAGCAAAGCACAAGTACGGATTATCAGCAACTGTCCATAGAGCAGATGGTCTCATATCAACCACATTCGCTTATGTCGGAGATATCGGATACATCGTTCCTGAGAGTGACATAAAGGACAAGATAATGCCAGTCAAGATTTGTCCAGTACCAACAGAATCCAGGATCACGAGAGATGTCCTCAACACAGATGGCACTATAAACCACATCAAAGTTATAACCCACCTGGTCGAGGACAACGAGAGGAACAACCTCATCGCAGAAGTTATAGCAGACAATAGCGAGGAGTCATCCCTGATCCTGACTGACAGAGTCAATCATTTCGAGAAAATCATATCACTTCTCCCTCCGAAGATGCAAAGCCTAAGTACTTGCATCACTGGAAAGACTAATAAAAAAATCAGGGAAGAAGCACTGGATGAGATGAGAAGTGGCAAAAAGAGATTTCTGTTTGCAACTTACTCCCTAGCGAAAGAAGGACTCGACATACCTAGACTGTCAAGGCTTTATATGGCAACTCCAGTTAAGGATTATGCAGTGGTCACACAGAGCATCGGAAGGATAGCAAGGACATTTGAAGGTAAAACGGATCCCATATGTTATGACTTCGTAGATGCCTCGCAGTACCTAAACAGAATGTATAAGAAGAGATGTACTACATACCGAAAAGACGGATGTGAGTTCATAGAAAGGAGTAAAAAATGATCTACATATATGACTTTGAAGTGTTCTATAGCGACTGGTTAGTAGTGTTTAAAGAAGTCAAAAGTGGAACATACACGGTCATCCATAACGACAACGAAGCTCTTCAGTACTTTATAAACAATACGGACATATATGTAGGCTTCAACTCCAAGCACTATGACTCCTTCATTATGAAAGCCGTCCTCCAGGGATGCACACCTGAGGAGATAAAAGAAGTCAATGACTTCATCATCAACGGAGGCAGAGGTTGGGATTGTCCCATCCTGGAAGGCAATGAGTTCTATTTCAACGACATAGACATTAGAGATGATATGCAGCAAGGGTTATCCCTCAAAGCCATCGAAGGTCATTTGGGGCTGGATATAGAAGAGACTCAGGTGGACTTCAACCTCAAGAGACCTCTCACTACCGAAGAACTGGAACTGACCATCAAATACTGCAAGTTCGATGTCGATGCCACGGAGCAGATATATCGTCTCAGGAAGGATTATCTTGAGACCAAGATGAACCTTGGAAGAATGGTAGGGATCGCTCCTGAGAAGGCTATGGCAATGACAAATGCAAAGCTGACAGCAAGACTCCTTCAGGCAACGAAGAGAACCTGGACTGATGAAAGGGAGTATCAGTATCCTGGGAATCTCCAGTGGGAATACATCCCTCAAGAGATTAAGGAGTTCTTTAATAAGGTTCACGATATGAGGATTCCTGACGATGTCCTCTTCACATCCAAAATGACAACGAGACTTGGAGAATGTGAATGTACCATCGCTTACGGAGGTCTTCACGGAGCCATTCCGAATTATGTCGGAGAGACCACAGATTCAACAAACATAACCAATGTGGATGTCAGCTCATATTATCCTAGCCTGATGATAAACAATGATTATCTCTCCAGGAACATACCTTCAAAGAAGATATTTGAGGACATCTATCACAGAAGACTGGAAGCAAAAGCCTCAGGGGACAAGAAGACAGCGAATGCTCTCAAACTGGTGGTCAACACCACCTACGGAGCAACCCTCAACAGATACAACGACCTATATGACCCATTAATGGCAAGGTCAGTGTGCATAAGTGGTCAGCTCTATCTCTATGAGCTATCCAACCACCTCTACACTGAGATCCCTACACTCAAGGTCATACAGATAAACACTGATGGAGTAATGGTCGAGTATGCAAAGGGATACGAGGAAAAGGTGAATGCAATCTGTGAGGAATGGCAGAAGAGAACTGGATTCATCCTGGAAGCCGACCATATCAAAAAGGTAGTACAGAAGGATGTCAATAACTATGTCGAAGTACAGACAAATAACTCTGTGAAGATGAAGGGTGGATACCTAGTTCGAGGACTCAGCAAAGCTGGAGCCTTCAACATCAATAACACTCAAACAATAGTGGCTGAGGCTCTTGTCAAGTACTTTACGGATGGTGAGCCAGTAGAAGACACCATCAATAAGTGTGATGACATACTGCAGTTTCAAAGCATCGCTAAAGCCTCCGATAAGTACTCAAGGGCTTTCCACCTGGTGGATGGCGAAAAGAGGGAAGTGCAGAAAATCAATAGAGTGTATGCCTCCAAAGATGAGAAGTACGGAAGGATCTACAAAGTGAAATATGTCGAAGGAGCTGAGCAAGAAGCAAAAATACAAGACCTCCCTGAACACTCCATCATCGATAACAGAAACACATTAACTATTGAAGACATCGACAAGGAATACTACATCGATGTAGCCAAGAAAAAGATAAACGATTTTATAGGAGAAGAAAAAGAAATGGCTGAAAAGAAAGCAGAAACAAAGAAAGAAGTTAAATACAACGAGCTGAACATTTATCAAAAACTGACCATTGCGAGGAAGAAGTTCCTGGAAGCAAAAGTCACAAAGACTGGAAAGAATATGGCTCTTGCCTACAAGTACTTTGAGCTTGATGACATAGTGCCGATAGCAACCGATATATTTGACGAAGTAGGTCTCTGTCACATAGTAACCTTCGATGAACTATACGAGGGTCGCAAGGTAGCAACGATGACGATCATAAATGCTGACAACCTCGCTGAGAAAATAGAGTTCACTTGTCCCTTCATTTTGACTGAGGGAAATAGAGGAACCAATGCGATACAGAGCCTCGGATCATCAATCACTTATACAAGAAGATACCTCTATATGATAGCACTCGATATTTGCGAACCTGATGAAGTGGATGGAGGGGCAGCTCCTGAGATCAAAAAGGAATCAGCTCCAAAGAAACCAGCCACAGCTGAGGAGAGGAAGGAAATCAAAAAGGAGCTTACAAACACTGAAGGAAAAGCAGATGAGCTACAGATAAAGCAGCTCAAATCAAAGCTTAAGGCTTTAAGAGAAAAGGATCCTAGTCAGGAAGATTTTATACAGAACCTGGCACTGGAGACACAGAGCTTTACAGAGATCACTCGTGAAGAATGCGAAAAGCTCATTACTGAGATAGGAGAGATGCTGAAATGAAGTGGGTTGGTAATCACGTAGAAATTGAAAAAGTACCGAAAAGATTGAAGAAAATCACTGGTACACGATTCGCTGCCATCCTGGGAGCAAATGTGTGGTCAACTCCTTTTGAGATGTGGCTACAGATCACGAAGACCTATGAGAAGCCTTTTGAGGGTTCGATATACACAGAGGCTGGAAAAATCATAGAGCCTAAACAAGCCGAATATATGGCAAAGGCATATGGAATGAACATAGTAACCCCTACTGACAGATATGGAGAGGACTACTTCTCAAAGACCTTCGGAGACTTCTTCCCAAATGAAAAGATATTTGGAGGAATGTGGGACTATCTCGCATATGACGATGAAGGAAACCTGGACGCCGTTCTCGAAATGAAGACCACAAAGAGAGCTGAAGACTGGACAGATGACATCCCTGAGTACTATGCACTCCAGGGTGCCTTGTACGGATACCTCCTTGGAACAGACGATGTAATTATGGTTTGCTCCATCCTGGAAGACCAGGACTATCAGGATCCATACAATTTCGAGCCAAAAGCCTCAAACACCATCGTGAGACCATTCAGGATCAGTGAGAGATATCCACACTTTGAAAAGCTCGTAGCTGAGGCAATGGCTTGGTGGAACCAGTACGTAGTAACTGGGGTGTCACCTGATTTCGATGAAAAGAAAGACAAAGAGTCCCTGGCTGAGCTTAGGAAAAAGGTAATGCCTCCTGAGACCAGCAAAGACGATGTCATCGCAGAAGCAGAACAGCTCTTGGAGGAGATCGAAATCGAGAAGGAAAAAATGAAGGAAAAGGAAAGCAGACTTGCAGAGATCACTGACTTCATCAAAAAGAAGGCGATAGAGTCCTTCGAGGAAGGCACTAAGCAAGTGGTTGTAGAAGGTAATAAATATACATTCTCAGTGAATAAGAGTGTAACAAAAACCATCGACAAGGATCTCTTGAAAGCAGATGGTTTACTGGAAAAGTATCAAAAGACAAGTGAGTCTTATAGATTAACTACAAAAAGGAAATAAGGAGAAAAAGATATGAGAATTTCAATTCGTAACACATTCACAGTACTCCCTGAGGGGACAGATGTTTTTAGAGTTTATAAGGTTGAGACCAATGAGGATTTCGGCAAGATCACAGTGCATTTTGTCAATGCAAAAGGACTGGTAACAAGAGAGCAATACTCTCTCAAAAAGCAAGACGATAGTCTTAACGAGGCTGCTCTCAATTCCTTCTCTTATATGGCGAAGAATGTACTGAATCGCTTCGAGGAGTTCGAGATCGAGCCTGAGGAACTTGTTGATCACTACGTAAAGGCAACTGTGAAACATCAGCAAGTGCAGTCCAAGACAGATCCTTCCAGGATCAACACTTATGCACATTTAGGTAACTGGGAGGTCGCTGATGGGTTTGAGACTGAGGATGTGAATCCTAGAGCTTTGAGCTTAGGACACGAGGAAAAAGTAGACCTGGACAGTCTGCTTGATTAATGAAGAAAGGAGAGACATATGGAATTCAAGTTTGTAGTCCGTAACGGAGTGGTCAACTATCTAATGATCGCTGGTGAGAGAGTAGTTGGAGCAGCCGTAAGAGAACCTGAAGCTCACAGACTTTGCACAGTGTACAAGGTACAGAAGGCAGACCAGTTCCCTGGCTATCCAATAAAAGCTGGTGCTTACTACTTTGAAGGCGAATTCATCGAAGAAGCAAAGACCGAAGAAACACCTAAGAAGAAGACCACCAGGAAGAAGAAAGTTGAGGAGTAAAAATGGCAAACAAGAGATACTATTCCGATTTTAGTAAGTATTGTATGAAACAGTACTGCAAGGCAGAAGATGTGCCTTACGAAGACATTAAGAGACAGAACTACATAGCTTGTGCAAAGGCTTTGAGAGGTCTTCCGAAAGATGTGGCAGAAATGATGATAGAGCTTTACTCAGCAAAAGGTAATTTTACCGAAAAAATGAGAGAGATCTCACTGACAAACTCCGTCAGCATTGAGCATTTATGGAAGTGGATTAGTATCCTTGAGAGGTCAATCGCAAGAGAGAGGGGTCTAATATGATCCCTCTTGAACTCCGAAAACTGAACAGATGGGTGTGTGCCTTAAACGACAGAAAAGTACCTATGAAGGCTTTCGGCTTTGAGGCAGCCTCATCTACAGACCCAAGTACCTGGGCAACGTATGAAGAAGCAAGGGAAATGGTTGACAAGGGAGTGTACGACTACGTGGGTTATGTGTTCGCTGATGACGGATACGTTGGAATCGACATTGATGATGCCATAGATGAAGACGGACTTCCGACCCCTATAGCTACGGACATCATATCCCACACCAGGTCTTACACTGAGCTGAGTAAATCAGGCACTGGATATCACATAATCCTAAAAGGTGAGCTGCCATTCAATGGTAAGAACAACCTCCAGGGAGTAGAGATATACAAGACCCAAAGATACTTCATTATGACTGGGAACACCTTGAAATTTACTGAGATCATCGAAAATCAGGAAGGCATAGAGTATGTCACAAAAAAATACTTTAAAGACGAAATATCAAATAACAACGAATTATCTACATTTGACAGAATCTATGAGCCAGTTTGGAGATGGGGAAGTAAGGACAAGGTTCCCATCCGTCCCAGGTACCCACAGATCCACGAGGGGAGCCGAAATGTTTCGCTCCTCTCCCTTGGGGGTCAGTTACTCAGTCAAGGGTATTCCCCAAAACAAGTCCGTCAGGAACTGAGATGGGTGAATTCCAAATACTGCGATAAGCCTCTCGATAATAGAGAGTTAGAGTCCATATGTAAATCGGTTTTAAGGTACACGAGATGAAAGAGAAAAAGGAATTAAAAGACAACTATCAAACAGCCAAACACTTCAAGGAATACCTGGACAAGGGTGGAGACCTTGCCGTACTGCCCTTAGATGGCTCAGGAATAGTTGTGAAGATATCTTACAAGGAGCCGATCTATCAGCTTTTAAAAGCTAAAATAGACGGCTTTGTAGCGATGACAGAAGCATTTGTAGAAGAGGTGGAAAAAAGATGACGGAAGGGTATGAAAATCTATTCACACTGAAAAATGGCTCCGTAATTATGGATGAGGACTTATCAAAAAAGCTCTTCACGATATCAGCAGAAAACCCAGCCTCTTCTCCAGTTGATTCTACTGGGTATGTGTGGAATGACGAGGGTCTCGCAGATCTGTTTTCAAAGATATACGAATACGAAGTGAGATATGTGCCTTCCTGGAAATCCTGGTATGCATATGACCAGGGAAGATGGGCAAAGGACATCGAAGGTCTCATATGTGAGAACAAGCTCGGAGAGTTTATGGCTCTTATGAGGATCTATGCTTCTCAAATTCAGGATGATGACAAGAGGGAAAAGTACTTCAAATTCGTAAACAAATACTCCGACCACAGATATTTATTGAGGGTGAAAGCTCAGGCAAAGTCAAAGCTGATCATAGATGCCAGGGAGTTCGATAAGGATCCGTACATAGTCAATTGTATGAACGGAACCTACAGCTTATATGACCACACTTTCAAGGAACACGAAGCAAAGGATTTCCTTACAAAACAGACCAATTTCGACTACACAGTCAGTCGAGATGCAAAATGCCCAAGGTGGCTCCAGTTCATTGATGAAGTGTGTCAAGGAGACAAGCAGAAAGCTGACTTCCTTCAAAGGGCATTAGGATACTCGCTGCTCGGAGAAGCTAGAGAAGAGTGTATGTTCATCCTCTACGGCAAGACTACCAGGAATGGCAAAAGCACCCTTTTAAACACGATCCAGTATATGCTAGGCGATTACTCAGCCGTAGCTCCAGTCGGTCTCATATGCAAAAACAAAAGGGGTGGAAGCGATTTTGAAGCAGCCTCTCCAGTACTAGCTGGTCTCAAGGGTAAAAGGTTTGTAACGATGAGTGAGTCTAATGAGTATGGAAAACTGGATGAGGAAAAGATAAAGCTTTTGACTGGAGGGGAAGAAATCTCAGCAAGAGCCTTATACCAGGAAGCAATGAGTTACCTTCCTCAGTTCACACTTTGGTTATCTTGCAACGAGCTACCCTCAGTCAGCGACAGATCTATCTTTGCTTCGGACAGAATCAAGGTCATAGATTTCAATCGACATTTTGGAGCTGATGAAAGAGATCCTCACCTTAAGGATGAGCTGATCAAAAAGGAATCTATGAAGGGGATCTTCAACTGGTTAGTGAGAGGCTACATCCATTACAGAAAGGATGGTCTAAAGATGCCAAAGTCATTGCAGATGGTTGTCAACCAGTACGAAAAAGACAACGACACAGTAATGATGTTTTTGGAAGAGAGATGTGTTCGGAGGGAAGACGGCTCAATCAAGAGCAAAGACTTATTCACAATGTACAAGAGTTGGTGCAGAGCTGAAGGATATGGGGTGATAAGTGCCAGGAAGTTTAACGATGAGATGGAGCGACATCCTGAGTACTATGACAGAGCAACGAAGAGTCACGGATACCTCACTTACTATGGTATCGGAATACAAGAGGTGATTTGATGGAAAAGAATATTAATTGGATTACAAGAAGCAGAGGGAGTCGTTCCCTCCTGGATGTGAGTGTGAAGATGTGGAAGAACAACAGATGGTCAATCAACTTCCATAACTGTGCGACACGGATCACAAGAACTGGATATATTCAGGTTGGATACACTGACAATAGATTATATTTCAAACCAGCCAGTAAGAAAAACGGCTTAAAGGTCGCAAAGATAAGTGCATACACGGATAGGGTATCACTTCACGATAACAGAGAGTTCACCAAATTTAAAGGTGACTACCGACTAAAACACACATCACCTTCTAAAGACAACATAAGTGGATGGTACATCGAATTAGAAGAAAGGAGCTAAAAATGAAGATGATAGATGCTGAAATGTTTCCAGCTTTAAAGGATTATCCAACAATCGAAGCTGAGCCAATAACCTGGGGAGAATGGATTCCAACGGAAGAAAGAATGCACAACTCGGACATAAGGCTTTACGAGTGCAGCAAGTGTAAGCAGCTCTCGATCATAGAGAGTCACTACTGTCCGAACTGTGGAGCAAAAATGAAGGGAGGGTCTAAAAATGTATGAATGTTTTCATTGTTGCACAAAAGGTGTGATTTGGGACAGCGACTTCTCTTTCGAGGATGTCGGTTTGGAAGGTGAGGGGATAGTGCATTTCTGTCACTGTGTCAATTGTGGAGCAAGGATAGAGTATTACATACCCTTAAGTGAGGAGGATGAAGATGCTTGAAATGGAGCCAGTAACGGCTGTGTTGGATGAAGACGAATATGCCAGGATAGTGGCAACCATCTGTGTGTTTATGGAAGACCACGGAATATTCAAGAAGCTAAATCCTGACGATGCTTGTCTGCTCTTCGCAAAGATCCTCTTCACAGCAATGAGTGACGAAGATTGTCTCAAGAAGGGACTCGAATTGACGGAGGGGTTGGAAGGATGAATGAAGTTTTTATGTGGATGACATATGTCGGATGTGTGCTTATGTTTGCTGGAATTATAGGTGGGTTGCTTACTTGTTGAGGTGAAAGAATGATAGTGATAAAGAATGTTAAAACACCAAAAACGTGTTACGAATGTCCTTTTGGGTTGGTAGAGTACATAAAACACGGCGAAAGAAATAGATTCGCTTGTTGTATAACCGACAAAGCTATGACTAGCACGAGGAAAAACATACATTGTCCTATTGTAGATGACGATCCGTGGAGAAAAATGGAGGATGAATAAATGAGACTTATAGATGGTGACAGATTAGAGGATGTAATAGAAGACGAGTGCTTCAACTATAGTGGCGAGAATGACTTCAATGTGGGCATCCAAAATGGATTACTTATTGCAAGAGATTTCGTGCAAGAAGCACCTACCATAGATGCAGAGCTTGTCAAACACGGAAAGTGGATACAAGACGGATTAGTGTCAACAAGTGGAGGAACATATGGTGTCAGTCGATGCTCTCTTTGTAAAGTATATTATCAGGATGTTGGGTGTGGATGGAATTATTGTCCACATTGTGGAGCATTAATGAAGGAGTAAGAAATGACAACAGAGAAAATAAACTGGTACAAGGACTGGCTGACTTACAAAAAAGAGCAGTTCCACAAAGCCTATCTCAGCTCACATAACGAACATTACAACGACTCATATGTGATCCTGGATGACTTACTGGACATCTGCGAACTAGCCAAGTGTCAGCTATATGATAACGAATTAAGAAAGAAGGGAGGGTCAAAATGTACAGAATAAAAGACCCAATGCCAACAAACATCACACTTCTTAGAGCTGTGATAAAGAAGAAAGGCTTAAATTACAGAGACCTCGCAGAGGGGTTACATATGTGCCTTACAAATGTGTACAGAAGACTAAACTACATCACCCCATTTTCCAGGGAGGATGCAAGACAAACAAAAATGTTTTTAAACCTCAGCAAAGAGGAATCAATCGCAATATTTGGCGAAGAAGGAGCAGAATTATGAGAATAAGAACACAAGAAGATGCGAAGAAGTTTATGAAAGTGCCAAAAGAGGAACTCGTAAGAGACCTTATGGTAGCATACGACATCCTGGATGCCTATGACGAGGTGCTAATGAAGGAAATAGGATCCAAAGCTTTCAACGACCTCATCTTAAAGGTAAGCAGACTGGTCACAAAGGAAGCAATGCTCCAGGCATATCCTGATGCAGATGAAAAGGACATTGATGAGACTTTAGATAAGACAGATGAATACTTCAGGGCAAAAGAAAGAGGAGGGAGAAAATAAGGGTATGGAAGGATTTTCAAAAAAATATTTTCATACCATAGAATCTCACACAGAGGACTCAGGGCAGCCTAAGGTCTGCCCCTTCTGTGGGAGCAAGGACATTCACCTTCAGCAATATCTAAAGGTGTTCTACTATAGGTGTGATCATTGTGGAGCCTCAGTGGAGAAGTCCTCTCAGGACACTCAGCAGAAGGCTTTAATTGGATGGAATCTCAGGCTTGGAGGTGACAATTACATTGGGTAACTCGGATTTTGCAAGAAAATTAGGTATCAGGCTTATGATCCTCAGGGGAGACAGACCCAGGAGAAAAGTCGCTGAGGAGATGGGAGTTCATATCAATACGTTGGAAAGATATGAGAATGGCAAGAGCAGAAGCCTCAAATTCCATACTTTGGAGAGAATTGCAGAGTATTATAAGGTCTCTGTAGAGGATCTGTTTAGAGTATAGGGGTGGTAAAGGTGGCTGAAAACTATGTTTTCACTATATTTCCCCTTATAGAGATGTCTATATAACATAACATATATAAAAAAGCTTAGTTTAGCTACCTTAACCCCCCGTAGACACTGGATACCCACCCCTCACCATCGTGCGAGGGCGATTAAAAAAGACGGGTGGGGCATAATTTTCAATAATTTTTTTTGAGAAAAGGAGAAAAATGGCTTATGGCTGAAGAAAATAAGGAAGTCAGGGCAAAGAAACCAGCTAGAAAGTATAGAGACGATGTGAATAAGCTTGAGAATGTCACAAGAGGAAGAGGAAAAGGAAGAGTTCCAGTTACAAGTGGATTTTATGATGTTCAGGTCTCGGAGGATGATGTTGGGACTTATATGCAGAGTACTTTGGATATTTTGAATCTTCCGAAGATCGATTTTAATGATCCTAGTCAGGTTTTAGGGAGGATAAATGAGTATTATCAAATTTGTGGTAAGTATGGTTTGAAGCCGACAGTTAGTGGATATGCTTTGGCTTTTGGTTGGGATAGAAAACAGTTGTTGGCTGTTAGAAAAGGTGATGTTAAGAACCCTAGTTATGTAAAGCTTACAGCCGAAGCGATAGACCTCGTCAAAAAAGGTTTCGGTTTGATGGAAAATATGTGGGAAAATTATATGCAAAACGGAAAAATCAACCCAGCCTCAGGGATCTTCTTGGGTAAGAACAACTTTGACTATGTCGATGTCGTTCAGCAAGTCGTGACTCCTACATTACCTGAAGAGACTTTCGATGTTGACAAGATCCAGGCTAGATATAACGACTCTCAATCTGACGAAGAGTGATATACGACTCTCAAGACTTTTGAAAATAGACTTTTACGACTATAGGATCCACGACTTTTTGGATCCTATTTTTCTGCCCAGGGGTGCGAGGGAAAATTTTTCGGACGGCTCCCAGCTGAGGCTCCTGGCTGAGAGGGTTCCCAGCTGTGAAAATGCATATAACAGCCAGGTTATGAAAAGATAGATAAATATAAGTAAATAGCTATATTTTTAAATAGGGTTTTAAGAACGTTTTACAAGTTAATTGATATAATATTCATTAGATAATAAAAGTCGCTTAAAACGTAAAATAGACACGTTAAAAGCGATATGATTATTTTTGCCCCTTGCCAGGGATTGAAAAAAGGTATTAAAAAAGCGACCGTTAACGGTCGCTTATAAGTAAAGATAAAACGTATATAATTAGATATAGTATCATTTTTAACCCCCTTTATTAACTTAAGTTTTCAGGGCAAAAGTGAACAGCATTAAAATAATAATCATCAAAGTTATTATTTTCGATGATGTCTTCCATTTCAGCCAGGGTGTAAAACTCGTTTTTGATATATTCCCTATCGCTGAAGCTTATAGTATAACTGAGCTTAAAGTAATCATCATTAACCATAAAAAATGATACTTGCATTTCAGCAGCTTCACATTCTATAACCTCATCACAATTATTATTGTATAAGTCAAGGGTTGTATAAGCTAAACCTATACCCTCATCAGGGGTTGTTAAGTCTTTTACAAACTTATCATACTCCTCATCGCATAATAATTCCTCGAGGGAATAGTCCTCATCAAGGCTGAACTCATCATTGCTATAGGTTGTGAACTTCTCAAATAAGCTATACAGCTTCTCATCTTGTTTCATATAAATGAACCTCCAAAAATATAATATTCAAGTCTTTAAAAGGCTTGTATCTGTACAGCCTCGAGGCTGTACAGTTATAAACCTTTTATTTTCTTTTCTTGTTAGCTTGTTTTAATAATTCAATTGTGATAGGGTATTCTTTACAAGCCGTAGCACAGTAGCAAGATTTAGGGCAACCCTCACAGTGTAATTGACAAGGGAAACATCTTTTATCTATAAGATATTCTTTTCTTATACCCTCGTTTGTTACAACAATGAAGAGCCTATCAATGAACGGATACATTTCAAATATGCTTTTTATCATCTCAGCTGTAAGTTTTGCATTAAGTAGCTTAATGCTGAAAACGATTATCATATTTTCAGGCTTTTGAATGTCGTATTCCTCCATTGCTTTTTTAATTAAGAATGGATTTTTTGTGAATAACGTTGTAGCTGTGCCGTTGTTCAGTGTTATGAACTTGAAGTAGTTATATACTTGAATAGTGTTATTCAAGTCTCCAAAGGCTTCAAGCCTGAAATCCTTATAATGGATCAGTGGAATATCCTCATCCTTTAAGCATACTTCTGTTAAAACGATAGTTGAAAAATGCATTTTCAACCTGAGAGTTTTATATCTCAGTAGTTCTTGTACTGAATAGCAAAAGTGACATATGTTTTCAGGGTTCAGTCTGTAAGCTGAGCAAAAATGATTTTCAAGGGCTGAAGTGCTGAGGCTATGAAAACCTTGCATTTTGCCAGTCATTTCACCTGAGATGAGATACTCGATAACTGGCTTTAATGATAAGCTATCATCTGTGAGACTTGCTAAAAAGTAAGATATCATCTTTTTAAGTTTTGCACCTTTTACCATAGGTTCTACCTCAGCTAAAAGCCTTTTAATACGTTCCTGATTTTCAGGACTTAACTTTTCAATGTTGTTTAAATGTGTCATAGGAAAACCCCCTAAATAATATAATTGTTCACTATCATTATAAGCTATTTATTGAACAATTGCAAGAATAAAATCAAGATTTTTTGAACAATTTTTTAGGGTTTTTTCAGGTTCACCCCCTGGCATACCCCCTACCCCCCTAAGCAAAAATTTTTTAGGGGGCGAAGGAGTACTACGAGTAGCCAAAAATTTAAAAAAAGATCTTGACATATGTTCAATAACTTGTTATAGTAAATGTACAAACTAAAGGAGCCAATTATGAAAAACAGTTTTAACGAAGAAATAAAGAACGTGATTGCATACACTCGTGTCTCAACAGATGGTCAGGTAGGTGAAGACAAATTCGGTCTCGAATCACAAAAAAGACAGATCGAAGAGTATTGTGCCAAAAATGATATGACCATAGTGGACTGGGTGTCCGATGAAGGAGTATCAGGAGCAAAGTGGAGAGACGGCTTTGATTCCATAGTCTATGGAGAAGTACACAATCCTCCAGTTCAGGCTGTCATCGTTGCCAAGAGTGACAGAGTAGCTCGTGACATTAATATCTACTTCTCTTACCAGGGAATGTTGCTCAGGAAAAACATAGAACTTATCTCTGTAACTGAAGACTTTGGTCAGTTTGGAGTCTTTGCAAATGCCCTGAAGGCTCTCACACTCACGATGGCTGAGATGGAGAGGGAGAACATCACTAAGAGGACGATGGGTGGCAGAAAGGTGAAGGCTTCTATGGGAGGCTACTCAGGAGGGAGATGCCCTCTAGGATACAGAGTGCAGAACGGAAGACTTATCATTGACCCTGAAGAGGCTGAGGTTGTGAGAAAGATCTATGCTCTTGCTAAAGAAGGACTGTCTATGAGGAAGATCATAGATGTTCTCAAGAAGGAAGGCATTAAGACCAGGAAAGGTGGAGAGTATCAGCCGTCCTCTATAAAGAGCATCCTGGATAACGAGAAGCTCTACAGAGGATATTACAGATACGGTAATGAAAACTGGGTCAAAGGACAGCAGATGCCAATTCTCAAAGATGATGATATAATTGAAGGGTAAGGTTAAATAATATAATTGTTCACTTTTTTGAGGTAGACCCTCGACCTTACCTGAGAAACACAAGTTTCTTCAGTCGCACACCTTGTGCAGATAATGTATGAGGTGTGTATTTTTTATGCCAAAAGACCTACTTACAAAAATTTCGGAAAAAATCAAAAAAGACCCTGAGGATTTTCAGGCTTATCAAGACCTATATGAGGTGGCTTCCAATGAGATAAAAGTTAACTGGAAAAGGGGACTCAAGTACCTCACCTGGGAGAGCGATGTCATTGCTGATCATATTAAGAATGGCATAGGAGACCTGGGGAAGTTATACAGACTTCATAGGGAGGTGCTGCTTCGAGCTGCCCCCTGGGATTTTGACTCGTTTCTCCAGTTTGTGGAGTGGAACCGAGAGCCTGATAAGAAGTTCTATATGCCACGGAGGAAGATCCTTAGAGGTGTGGTGAGGGAGCTACAGAGACTTGCCGATGAGGAGATCAAAATGCTTTGCATCTCGATGCCTCCAGGAACTGGGAAGTCTACACTTGCCATATTCTTTATCACCTGGATGGCTGGAAAATATCCCGATGACCCCATCCTTACGGGGTCACATAGTAACTCGTTTGTAAGGGGGACTTATGATGAGTGCTTAAGGATTATGGATGAGAAGGGTGAGTATCTATGGTGGGAGGTGTTTCCCAATGTCAGGGTATCAAGTACCAACGCAAAGGATTGTAGAATAGACCTGGGGGAGAGGAAGAGGTTCGAGACCCTGGAGTTTACCTCCATTGGAACTGGTAATGCTGGTCTTTATAGGGCAGCGACTCTTCTCTACTGCGATGACCTGGTATCAGGTATTGAGGTAGCATTAAGTAAGGAGAGACTGGATAAGCTTTGGGAGATATATACCACGGACTTGAGGCAGAGGAAGATAGGTGATTCTGTCAGGGAACTTCACATTGCCACAAGATGGAGCCTTTATGATGTCATTGGGAGACTGGAGACGATGTATGGGGATGATCCTGAGGCTTCTTTTATTCGAGTACCAGCTTTGGATGAGAATGACAAAAGTAACTTTAATTACCCATTCAACAAGGGGTTTAGCACTAAGTTCTATCACTCACAGAGGGAGATTATGGAGGAGGCATCCTGGAAGGCTCTTTATATGAATGAGCCAGTGGAGAGGAATGGCATTTTGTTCTCAAAGGATGAGCTTAGAAGGTTTTACGAGCTTCCTGAGGAGGAGCCTGATGGGATCATTGCCGTCTGCGATACGAAGGATAAGGGTAAGGACTATTGTGTGCTTCCAATCGCATATCAGTATGGGAATGAGTTCTACATTGTGGACTTTATCTGCGACAACGGAAAGCCTGAGATCGTAGAGGATAGGCTTGTGGAGGCTTTGCTTCATTACAAGGTGCATATTGCCCAGTTTGAGAGCAACTCAGCTGGTCGAAGGATCGCTCAGGCTGTCCAGGAGAAGGTTAAAGCTAGAGGTGGAAGGACTAAGATCACCACAAAGTACACGACTGCGAACAAGGAAACGAAGATCATAGTCAATTCAGGAACTATCAAGGAGAAGTTCTTGTTTTTGGATCCCAGTAAGCAAGAAAAGGAGTACAGAAAAGCTGAGGATATGCTTTGCAGTTACACTATGGCTGGTAGGAACCCTCACGATGATGTTCCTGATGCTCTTTCACAACTTGCTGAGTACGTAACTAACCTGAGCAACGGCAAAGTTGAGGCTTTTGCTCGTCCCTGGTGATAAATTGCACAAGATATAGGTGTTTGACTGGTAGTATACTACAACCAATGGTGTATAATAACATTAAGCAAAAAGCATTTGAGAACCATCTTTTTCTTCGTTAATTAGGTGTACCACAGTGGTTTTCATTTTTTGGCTCACAAGGGTGATGATAGGGAGAATCATCACCTTTTTTCTTATGTTTAAGGAGATGTTATGAGTAACAAGATAAACAATGAAGTGGTAGGGAACCACGAAAGAGTATTATTTGGGAGAAGGGTCATCAAGACAACGGTTGAGAACGTGACTGATGATAATGTTCTTTTTGTACTCCAGGAGGCTATGAATATTCATAACATCAATTGTGGTGAGATTGAATACTTATGGCAATATTACAAGGGTAATCAGCCTATTCTTTATAGGCAAAAGGAAGTAAGACCTGAGATCAATAACAAGATCGTTGTAAACAGAGCAAATGAGATCGTGTCCTTCAAGGTTGGATATCTCATTGGTGAGCCTATTCAGTATATCGGAAGAAATGGATCCGAAGAGCTTACTGAGAAGGTGAATCAGCTCAATGAATGGATGTTGGCTCAGGACAAGGCAAGTAAAGACCAGGAAATAGTGGAGTGGCAGATGATCTGTGGTACTTCTTACAGACTGGTACTTCCTACAACCGATCCGTACAACGAGGCTCCTTTTGACATTTACACATTGGATCCTAGAGAGACCTTCGTAGTGTATTCAAATGATATAGGTAACAAGCCAGTGATGGCTGTTAAATATATGGAAGACGACCAATCCCTCCAACATTTCTCAATATATACCGAAGATCATTATTGGCGAGTAGACGGAGACATCATCACTGAGTCTAAACCTCACAGACTGGGGATGATACCTATCTTCGAGTACCCAGCTAATAATGGTCGATTGGGATCTTTTGAGATCGTGCTTCCTCTCCTGGATGCACTCAACAAGATAGAGTCCAACCGAATGGATGGAATGGAGCAGACAGTTCAGGCATTTATCAAATTCATCAACTGCGATATCAGTGAAGAAGATTTCATAGCTCTTAGAGACCTGGGTGCCATCAAAGTTAAATCTACTGAGGGACTCCCAGCTGATGTGGATGTTGTTTCAAACGAATTGTCACAGAATGAATCCGAGACATTTAAGGACGACATCTACAAGACCATCCTTGCAATATGTGGTGTACCAAACCAAAACTCAGCTGAGTCAGGAAGCATCAACACGACTGGTGCTGCCGTAATGCTTAGGAATGGTTGGTCACTGGCAGAAGCAAGAGCCAAAGACCTGGAGAATATGTTCCGTAGAGCTGAGAAGAGAATGCTCCGTCTTGTTACCAAGATTTGCCAGGAGATCGAAAGGGTTGAGATCAATCCAAAAGATGTTTCACTCCAGTTTACAAGAAGGAACTATGAGAACATCCAGTCCAAGAGCCAGGTACTTGTAACAATGCTCCAGGAACAGAAGATACATCCATTACTGGCATTCCAGTACTCAGGAATGTTCGCAGATCCTGAGAGAGCATACAAGATGTCGAGTGAGTACTACGAAGAGCAACTGGAGAAATGGCAACCAGTGAGTGTAGACGAGACTGAATACGAGGATGTAGAAGATGTATCGGAGAGTGGACAGTTACCTGAAGAGGCTTAAGAAGTTTATAAACCGAGCCTACAATCACTTTAAAGTCCTTGCCTTCGATGAGCTGAATGCGATCATCGTGAAGCAAGAGGTAGATAGTCTTTATGCCGAGTTACTGAAGTTTAATCGGCTTGAGTATAGAGAGATGGCAACCTATTCGAGGAATAGAGCCATCAGGAGGCTGAATGAGGATGAGAGGATGAGACTTATGGAACATCCTTTTGATCCTGATTTCCAGGTGAGAAGAGTGCTTAGTGATTATAACCCAGTCACAATGTATCTCTATGAACCTGAGGCTGATAGGAAAAGATTGAGGCTACTAGAGGGGATGCTGACTTGTGTTGCTCTGCTAGACCATAAAAATTTCCTTTCTGTTATAAATCGCAATGCGAACCTTTGGTATACTCAATCTTCTCAATATGCGATAGATGTGACAGATGAGTCATATCTACAGACATTGAGAGATGCTGGGATAGAAAAGGTAGTATGGGTTTCGGAAAAGGATAGTAAGGTGTGTCATATATGCAGCGAACGAGATGGGCAAGTGTATGCAATAGACGAGGTTCCTGATAAACCTCATTACAATTGCAGATGCCACCTAGAGCCTTATCGAGAATTTAAGAAAATTAAGGTCAGGGAAGACCTTTAAATAATCGCAATGGACAGACAAGTCCTAAAAACAGAAAGACACAGTCAGGGAAGACTTTAATCGCAAGGAGAATTTTATGACATTAAAAGAACTACTGGGTGATGCATACAAGGAAGGTATGACAGCTGAGGAAATAACCAAGGCATTGGAAAACGTATCACTTCCTGATGATGGCACAAGCGAAATCGAAAGGCTGAAGAGTGCTTTATCTAAGTCAAACAGTGAAGCTGCCGACTACAAGAAGCAACTGAGACAGAGAATGACGGACGATGAAGTAACTAAAGCAGAAGAACAGAGACAGAGAGAAGAGCTGCAAACTAAGTACGATGAATTGCTGAAGAAGGTATCTGTTTCGGAGAATAAGGCTAAGTTATTAGCAATAGGGTATAGCGAAGCACTGGCTGACAAGGGAGCCGTAGCAATGGCTGAGGGTGACCTGGAAAAGGTACTCCTCTATCAAAAAGAACACTTGGATGCCGTTAAGAGAGAGCTTATGACGGAATCACTCAAACAAACACCTAAGCCAATTGGGGATGGAAATTCACCAGTTATGACTTTGGAAAAGCTTAAGGGAATGAACCCATTAGAAAGACATCAGTTCTCAATGGAACATCCTGAAGAGTACAAATCATTATATGAGGGAGAAAATAAGTAATGCCAAATGTAATTTATAGTAATTTCTATCTCTCTAATGAGATAGAAGATCAGTACAATTCACATCTTGACCTGGCTAGATTCTGCAAGGTTGACAATAGCCTCGTAGGAACACCAGGAATGATCAGGAAAATCAACAGATATAGAGCAACAAACGGAACACAGATCCTCGCTATGGGTGTAGGTAACTCACAGACAATCGAGGTGGGATATGCTCAGGAAAGCTACACCATTCTTCTCGCACAGAACAGATTCAAATACTACGATGAAGAGCAGATGACTGACCCAATGACAGTTCCAGTAGGTACTGGACATCAGGCTGTAGATCTTTTTAATCAGCAGAATGCAGATATCTTCGCTGAATTCAATAAAGCTACCCAGGTAATACCAGTAGCTTCACTCGGATTTGACGGATTTGTTGATGCAATCGCTATGATGAACTTCGAGAATATCGAAGGAGTAGAAGCTTTCGCTTTCGTAT